GTTATCCTTATTCCTATAACCATAAACAGAATAACAACCATCATCACGTGTGGAAAAAGCAACGCCTAACGCATTGCCTAACTCCCCACCTTGATTTTCCTCATAACAAGTTTGATGACACGCTCCATTATAAGAATAACTATTGTCCAAATTTCTTCTAGGCATTGCTTCAAAAATACCTTTTGCATTTAATTCATTCATAGTCATTTTATATTTTGGAATTACTTGTTCGTAATGTATGAAGTCTTTTTCATACTGCAAGATGTCTTTTGTTTCTTTGTGTTGATATCTTCTTATATCATCAAACTCATTGCTTTCAAAGTCATTGACATAACAAGGGTCGGTTATCATTAACTGACCACTATCAACACCAACCTTTCCTAAAAATATTTTCTCCATTATTATGCTCCCTATATTATTGTCATGTTTTCTGAAGATACCTCCGAAGTTACTTGCACACTGATTACCTTCGGTTAATAGAATTTCCCATCTAAGATGTGCCTGACCCATCTAATAGGTATCTTCTTTAGTCTGATATGATATTAGCATGATTTCTCATAAATAGTCAACTTGTTTCTGATGTTTCTCTATATACAGGTCAAATATATTTTTGTGTTATAAAATGAAAATTTGGAGATGTAAAAGTGTAAAAGTGTAACGAGCAATGGTTCATGGTTCACTGACCATTGATATACTTGAATTAGAGTAGTATTGGTTCGTTACACTTGTCGTTACACTTCGTTACAAAAAGGGCTATTTCGTTACACTTGCATCTGACGTGAAAAGTGATAAAGTAAAATGTTTTTGCAAATATATATTTAGGGTGTATATATAGTTACATGAGTAAATTAGAACAAAAAGTTGTAGAGATTGAGGGAACTCATAATCGGAAACTAACCAATCGTCAAAAAGAATTTGCTCGTCATTATGTGGATGGAACGCACTCTAATGCTCAATGTGCTAGATTAGCTGGTTATTCTAACACTAATGGAATTGCTAAAATTCAAGCTCATAAATTATTAGATGAAAAAGATTTTCCCCACGTTGCAGAATATATAAAAGAGTTACGAGAAGAAAGAGAAAAGCAGTATGGCGTTACACTTCTTGGGCAACTAAAAAGATTTAAAGAATTATCATTGTCAGCAGAAGAAAATGGACAATTCTCAGCGAGCATCAATGCAGAAAGAATTCGTTCGGCTCTTGGAGGTTTAACAATTGATAGGAGAGAAACCAATCATTATCACGCAATTGAAAACATGAGTAGAGATGAGATTGAAACACGCTTAAAAGAATTAAGAGAACAACATCCCCAAATGTTCGTGGATGCAGATTATGAGGTTGTAAATGACAAAGAAACCCGAAAGTCTATTGTGGACAAAAGTCAAAGAGAAGATGCCTCCCCATTGGTTCAAGACGAGAATTGAAAACCGAGTAGGCGAGGGTGTACCTGATGTGTTTGTGTGTGCAGAAGGCGTATCTTTTTGGATAGAACTAAAAATAACGAAAACTAACCGAATTAATATTAGCTCAGGTCAAATAGCTTGGAATTACGCCTATTCTCAATCGGGAGGTGTTAGTTTTTTCTTAGTTAACCTTCCCTTAAACAAGAACCTATATTTGTTTGAAGGGAAGGAAGGTCGGGGGTTAAAGGACAATGGTCTGGCTACCACTGGGTCGGGGACAGTGGTTCCTTGTCTGTGGTCGGGTTCGGATTGGTCGGGACTATTCGGGACTATGTTAAATTTTTCACGGGGTCGGGTGCAGCGACTAGTCGGGTCGGGTTCAAGTTCGGGAACCAAAACCAATCGGGTTGGGGGTTTAACATCATGGGAATTATTAGAACGCTTAGATAACTAGGCCTTCTAGAAAAGTTGCCAGGTGCCTCACCTCTTAGGCATATATCAAACTATTATCATTTCTTTGACTTATCCCACGTTTCATGCTATCTTTTATATTATTAACTTTCATGATTGGAGAAAAAAATGGATGGTTTAATTTTTGGGCTTCTTGATAATGGCGTTCTTATTCTTGGGGCTTTTACTGGTTTATCGGTTGAGCGTTATTTGCCCGCTCGTTTTCAGGCGGGCGTTGGGGCTGTCGTTGGTGCGGGGATTGGGAACACTGTTTCCGATGGTGTCGGAGCGGTGGTCGACCCTGCGTTGCAAGGCATGGTGGGGGGGATTGTTCTTGGCTGTATAATTCCTCTTTTTATTATTCCTATAATAGCCAAATATAGAAAGGTGGAACAATGAGTAATTTATTTGAGGATAAAAAAGTGGACCTTAAATCTTGGTCTATTGATGAGTTATATAATGAGTGGGAAGGATTAAGTTATCTTTTAACGAGGTGCCTTCGTGATAGAGAGTTTGCCTCTCAGAACCAGACCGATATAACACGCCATAGAGAAGAGTTAGAAAGGGAACTAGAAAACAAGGGTTATAAATGGGAGGCGAAACAATGAGTAGACAATATCCGATATGGAATAAAATCACGGCTTGCATCTATAAGTCGGGCAAGTCGTACGGGGTGAAGGAGACAGGGGAGGTTGAGGTTTGCGTTGGTACTTCTTCCAGTAATTCTCATGTGTTCGTCAAGCATACAGTAACTCATCGGAAACATGAAAACGGGGACAGAGAATATCATTTTTATATCGATGGGGATTGTGTTAAGAAAGCAATTCTACACAAAGGGAAGTATGAACTAGAATTTGTCTAGGTAACTTTGTCCTCCAATCAAACCCTCGACCTTCGGGTCGGGGGTTTTTTTATGTCTGGATTTCGGGTCGGGAAGTCGGGTCGGGATTAAATCGGGTCGGGAAGTCGGGCCGCTTTTTATCGTAACGGGGATTAGAATAATGATTGGAAAATAAATCCCCGTTACTATCACCTGGAAAGAATGACACTAAAACCAGGTGAATTCTTAAATCGGCTTATATATAGGCAAGAACTCGGTCTGCATTTCGTTCAGTTCTTATTAAGTGAATTTGCCTAGGACACCTATCACACCTATATTATTTTTTACAGTTTCCACCATCTTTTTTTGCTGGATAGTTTTTGATAGTATTCTGTAGCTTTCACCACCACATCTCTATCTCTCTCCAGTCGTTCTATTTTGTTTAGCAGACGCCGGATTTCAATGCCTTGTCTTTCAATGGTTATCTTGTGCAAGGCTAGAGCTGTATCGCTTACCTTGTTGCTTTGAGTAATGCTAATAATTTTTGGCTTAATCATCTTCATTCTCCTCATCTAATTCTATGTTATCTATTTTTTCATCATGGTAGTTCATTACATCCATATTCAGATATTCACCATCATAAAGTTTTTCTTCTGCTTCTTCTTTATTCTTTGCTTTTACTATGTATTCAGTAGTTACTTCTGCTATTGTTATTATACTATATTTATTCATCTTCCTTCTCCTTATATTGATGAACACAATCACCATTTTTAGAAAACAAATAGTTATTTATTTCGCAATGTTCTTGTATAGTATTGTCCTCCATATCGCTAAAATAATCATACTCTGTAATTATTTTTCCATTATCATCTTCATGCTCACATTCTATGGGAAATTCATCTAACCATATTTGAACATTTATTTTACTATCTTCTGATAATTCTTTATATTCATAAGCATTAATATTTATTCTAATCATCTTCCTTCTCCCTTTCTTTTAATTGTATATCCTGCTAGGAAGACAATTACTGCCATTACTCCTAGCATAAAAAATAGAAACCATAAGAAATAATGATGCTCAACCATGAGTGCTCCAATCAAAGCATTCATGGATAAATACAATGCTATTGCATAACATAATGATTTCATTTTGATAATAATTGGTTGATATACTCTAGTGCTTTTTTAGTATGTCCTCCAATATTCCATTCAGTTATTTCTTCAAGTTCTAATCCATCTTCTTCAAGATAGTTCTTGCCGTTCTTCCAATTATAAACAGTGGCAATAGTTCCATCAGAAAATTTAAGTGCCCATACAACATCTGTCTTGTAACAATCATAATAGTCTATCGGTGGGGGCAGTTTATCTAAAAGAGTTTGGTAAGATGTATTAATACGACCTTGTAGACAAGTTCCGTTTACATCTTCTGTTCTTTTGTATTCCATTTTATTTCCAATCATTAATTATTATCATTACCTCATATTAGCCGATAATACATAAGAAGTCAAGCATCAGCGTATATCTTTTTTAGATCAATCGGGTCGGGCTTTCAATCGGGTCGGGAAAGATTTGTCCAGGTCATGATTTATTAATATGATGTGTAGCCATACTAATAAAGATGGCCTCCAAAAAAATAAATAAAAAATAAATAAAAAATAAATAAAAAATCGCAGCGAAAAAAAAAATAAATAAAAACATCAAATATACAAAATAATGCTTTTATTATCATATACAATATGGTATAAATAACTATCTTTAACTTAATAATGATTGGAAAAACGATGACAAAAACAGACGATAAAATGGCGGAAACAGTTACCAAAGTAATTGAGCTTATGGAAACCGCTGGCAATGATTGGTCTAAATGCTGGGCCACTAGCGCCGGTCTTCCGGCTACCTTAGACGGCGGAAAGTTAAGAGAATATAACGGCGCAAATATTATAATGCTAGCTATCGCAAAGCATATAGAGAATTATAATTCGCGTTTCTGGTTTACCTTTAATAAAATTAAGGCGATGTATGGTGTTAAGTTACGTAAAGGCGCAAAGTCATATCCTGTATTTTATTACAGTGTAAGAGAACCACAAACTCAAGAAGAAAAAGAGCTAAAAAAACAAGGCCGTTTTTTTGGTGGTTTCTGGCGTTTCTTTAATGTTTTTAATGCGGACCAATTAGATGGCTTTAATTATGATTTGATTAAAGACTTTGAAATTAAAATTGATACCAGCATTAAAGCAAAAACGGTTGCGGATACTTTGGCCAAGAAAAATAAGGCGGTTGTAAATCACGGCGGTGATAGCGCGTATTATAGAGTGAGTAACGATACCATACAAATGCCCCATATTGATGCGTTTGAAAATGAAAATTTTTATGCATCGGTTTTATTTCATGAGTTGACACATTGGTCAGGCGGTCCAAAAAGATTGGAACGCGATGGAATAGTCGGCAAACCGAACGGGAACTCTGACCGCCAAGTCTACGCTTTTGAAGAATTGGTTGCGGAATTAGGTAGCGCGATTTTATCGGCGCAAACCGGAATTGAAAAAGAACCGCGAGAAGACCATGCGAAATATCTTGAAGGTTGGTGTAAATATTTAAAAGATAAACCGCGCGAATTATACAAGGCGGGAACGCTGGCGGTAACCGCGTCAAAATATCTACTAGATAAATAACACGGCTACAAAATCACGGCCCGCTTTTTAGTCGGGCCGTTTTTTTATGCGCGTTTTATAAATCGGTTCGGGATCGGGATCTAGTCGGGATCGGGATCGGGTCGGGCTTTTAATAATTCATACTTAGGTGTTAGCCATGAATTATTAAGATATGATTTATTATAAGCAGCCAATGAGCTTTTTATAAATCTCAATTCCGTATCCCACATTATCCCATGCAATATAAGAATACCAGCTATTCCAAAATACCTTATCTCATCTATTGATTTATCCCATGATATCTGTTAATAATAGTATATTATTAATTAACAACGATTGGAAAAACAAATGACACAAACAAGAAAAATAATCCTTAATCCAAGGTCTAATGAGTATGCCGTTCAAGGTGATGGCGTCACACTTGCCGGACAAGAATTGGTAAATGTTTTTGCCGAAAATTCTAGAAAACTTAACTTAGCTAAGGATTGCGATGCTTATCTTAAAGGAAAAATTCGTGGCTTTACAATAGGCAATAAACCACACATTTTCTTTGAGAAAATAATGGATGGATTTATCCATGTATCAGCATCCAACATGAGCGCTGAGTTTAGTTCTTTAAGTACTAATTATGTAAAAGAACTATTGTGGGAATTACTTTCTACGGGATTTATAACCCGCAAGCAATACAATGCTTGCTTTAAAAAACCCCAGCGTCAGACCGCTAAGGTCACCGTCGGTGATCCAAAAACAATACCGCTCTTTAAATTAAAATAAAATCAAGGCGCTATCCTTAATTGGATAGCGCCCTTTGAGTCCCAAGACCAAGGCAAAAAAGATACCCGTTACTTCGGTAATTTTTACCGGGGTCGGGGCGGGGGTTTTTCTAATTTGCGCAGTAAATTAGTGATTTGGACATATCATTTGATATATATTCAAAATTCGCTATATTAGTCCCATGTTCAACGCACCAGAAGAAGTGATCCGTGAAGTATTGGCTTTGGAGGAAGCTAAGAAGAACTTGGCTATCCGTCAAAAGGCCCAGGATAGTTTCATGGATTTTGTGTTACATGTCTATGATGGCTTTATAAAGGGGTCCCATCACTTAAAGGTAGCAGAGAAATTCGAACAGTTGTCCAAGAACCCTGGTTCCCGGATCATTGTCAACATGCCACCCCGTCATACCAAATCAGAATTTGCGAGTTATTTACTTCCGGCGTGGTTAATTGGAAAGAATCCTGCCCTAAAAATTATACAAACTACGCACACGGCGGAACTGGCGGTGCGCTTTGGGCGTAAGGTGAGGAACCTTATGGAGCTGAAAGAGTATAAGGAAATTTTTCCCGATGTGGAGTTACGGATAGATTCGAAGGCCGCTGGTCGGTGGGAAACGGATCAAGGAGGGGAGTATTATGCTGCCGGTGTGGGCGGTGCGATCACGGGTCGTGGAGCGGATTTGCTGATTATTGATGATCCGCATTCGGAACAAGACGCGTTGTCGGAGAGCGCAATGGAGCACGCGTATGAATGGTATACTTCTGGTCCGAGGCAAAGGCTTCAACCGGGAGGCTCCATCGTGATCGTGATGACACGGTGGTCATTGAAAGATTTAACGGGGAAGTTAATTAAGGCGCAAGCAGCGGATCCCATGGCGGACAATTGGGATATGGTGGAGTTTCCGGCGATACTACCGAGCGACAATCTGCTATGGCCGGAGTATTGGAAGAAGGAGGAGCTGTTAAAGGTCAAGGCATCGTTGTCCA